TGCCCCCGCACACCGCCGTGGTTCAAACGTTTTGACTGAGTAATAAAACCTGCGAATAAGGATTGAGATCCCATGCCTAACCCACCAAAGCCCATTGAGCAACAGCGCAAACTTGGCAACCCCGGCAAGCGCGCCCTGCCTGATGTTGCCTCATTGATTGCGTTGCCTGCTGCCGATGGCATCCCGCCAACGCTGCGCCCTTTGATGAAGGAAGGCCAGCGCCTGTGGTATCGCGTGTGGAGTGAAGGCGCTGTGTGGCTATCGCCGAACACTGACATTGAAATTGTGCAGATGCTTGCAGAGACAATGGACGAACGTCAAGGCCTGCGCGAGTATGTGCTGTCAGGTGAAGGTGAATGGCGTGACCGTGTTGCCTTGCGTAACATTGATGATCAGATCAAGTCAACGCTGTCAGCTCTAGGATTCACGCCCGTTGATCGTACCCGCATGGGTGTCGCTGAGGTTCGTGGTTTGTCTAAACTTGAGGCGTTGCAGGCAAGAGCTGCGCAACGATAATGACCACAAAAGGTTGGCCACCTGCGCTGCTAACCAAGGTGCCTGCCGCTGATCGTAAGCGTGGCGATGGCGACCTTGTCTGTGACTTCATTGAGCAGATGTGCCCCCAGGTCAAAGACTCCATCGGCGGCAACGCCGGGCAACCTTTGATGATGCGCCCTTGGCAGCGTGACTTGCTTTCTCATCTGTTTGCACGTCGTCCTGATGGGCGATTGAAGCACCGCACCGCTTTGGTTGGTCTTGCTCGCAAGAATGGCAAGTCAGCGATTGGCTCAGGCATCGCCTTGCATGGTTTGATCATGGGGCCGCGTGGCGGTGAAGTTTACAGCTGCGCCGCGGATCGTGACCAAGCGCGCATCGTGTTTGGTAGCGCCAAGTCAATGGTGGAAAACTCACCGGAACTGGCAGCGATCACAAAGACTTATCGGGACGCCATCGAAGTGCCGAGCACCGGCAGCGTTTATCGTGTGCTGTCCTCTGAGGCGTTCACCAAAGAGGGTCTGTCACCAACCTTGGTGTTGTACGACGAACTTCATGCCGCACCCAATGACGAGCTGTGGAACGTGATGTCGCTGGCGCAAGCCGCCCGTGTTGATTCATTGACCCTTGGCATCACCACCGCCGGCGTCAAGGGTGACAGCACCGGCCAAGACTCAACTTGCTATCGTCTTTACCAATATGGCGAGAAGGTTGCCAGCGGTGAAGTTGATGACCCCTCATTTTTTATGGCGTGGTGGCAGTCCAAAGATATTGACGACCACCGCGAAAAGAAATCGTGGCTTGCTGCCAATCCCGGCTTTGGTGACTTGCAAGATCCTGAGGACTTTGAATCTGCCGTCAAGCGCACACCTGAAAACGAATTCCGAACCAAGCGAATGAATCAATGGGTGAACGCGCAGACAGCGTGGCTGCCCTCTGGCGCGTGGGATAACCTGCCCAAAGGTGAACCACCTGACCACACCGTGCCCATCATCGTTGGCTTCGATGGTTCGTTCTCTGGCGACTCCACTGCCCTAGTCGGCGTCACTGTGGAATCTAAGCCAACGGCGTGGCTGATCAAATCGTGGGAGAAACAACCAAACGACACTGATGACTGGCGTGTTGACATTGCACAAGTTGAGGCAACCATCATGGATACTTGCCGCGACTTCAATGTCACTGAGGTTGTGTGCGACCCTTTCCGCTGGCAGCGTTCCATGCAGGAACTCGCAGCGGCAGGCCTGCCCATTGTTGAATACAACTCCAGCAGTCCGGCGCGCATGGTGCCTGCAACGGCAAAGACTTACGACGCCGTGATGAGTGGCAATGTGCGGCACGATCACAATCCAACACTTGTGCGACACCTGAACAACTGCGTTGTCAAAACTGACAGGCTTGGCCCTCGGATTACTAAAGAGCACCGCAACTCACCACGAAAGATTGACGCAGCGGTTGCCTTTGTCATGGCGTTTGACCGCGCAACCTGGGTGCATGAACACGAACCACCTGCACCCGATGTGAACTTTTATTAAGGAGCACCAATGATCGCAAACGTTTTGCAGATTGCTGGCATTGCCGCCATTGCGCTTGGTGCAGCTTTGATATTCATCCCCGCTGGCGTCATCGTTGCCGGCTTTGGTCTTGTCCTTTTTGGTATTGTTATGGAGCGTGAGTGATGCTTGGGCGTTTAATTAAACCAGCGACTGAGGAACGGGCGCTCACTTTCCAATCGTTGTTCCTCTCCGATCAAACTTTCAGTCAGCAAACCCTTGCCGGTGTGCAGATGAATCAGACAGCCGCAATGAAAATCGGCGTTGTCTATTCTGCCGTGCGGTTGATTGCTGACACTGTTTCCACCTTGCCCCTTGATGTTTTCTTTCGGCAAAATGGCGAGCGTCTACCGTTTCGACCAAAGCCTGTGTGGATTGATCAACCAGAGGCCGATCCCACTGTTGGCCGCAGCGACTTTTACCAAACCATAATCATCTCAATGTTGCTGGCGGGGAATTCGTACACTCGCATCTTGCGGGACACTGACGGCAGCGTTTTGGCTTTGTCAAACCTTGACCCAACGCGAGTCACGCCACGGCGCAACAATCGCGGCTTCATTGAATTCCTCTTTGACAACAGCATTATCATCCCCGGTGAGGACATGATCCACATCACCGACATGCGCAAAGCCGGCGACATAAAAGGCGAATCACGCGTTGATCAACTAAAAGACGTGCTGGGAATATCCCGCGCACTCGATGAATTTTCAGCGCGCTACTTTGGCCAAGGCACTGTCAGCTCTGGCATCATTTCTTACCCTGGCGACATGACCAGTGAGCAGGCTGACCGGCTCAAGGAACAGTTTGAAAAGAATAGCCATGGGATGCGCAACGCACACCGTCCAAACATTCTGACCGGCGGTGCAAAGTTTGAGCGCATGTCTGATGACGCGCAGCAAGCCCAACTTATTGAGGCCAAGAAATTTGCTGTTGAGGAAGTCGCGCGCATATTCAAAATCCAGCCCTCGATGCTGGGGTCGCAAGTACCAGGTGCCCGCGCCTACGCCAGCCAAGAGCAGGACAGCGTTTCATTTGTGACCATCACGCTGCGCCCAATCATTTACAAACTTGAGGAAGCGTTTGGGCGTCTGCTCACACCAATTTCGCCCGGTGCGTTTTTAAAGTTCAACATGGAAGGTTTGCTGCGCGGTGACATTCAAAGCCGCTACGCCGCTTACTCGCAAGGCATCCAAGCTGGATTCCTAAATATCAACGACATCAGACGCCTTGAGGATTTGCGCAACGTAGATGGCGGCGATGTTATGCGCGTGCCGTTATCACACGTTGATCTTGCTGCCGCCAACATTGTGGAGACTGACAAGCGTGTTGGCATGGCCGTTCGTTTGATAAGTGTCGGATTCAATCCCATTGATGTGCTGTCGTCACTTGGCTTGCCGGCGATGGATCACACTGGCCTGCCAACTGTGCAGTTGCAAAACGCCGCACAGGTTGGGGAATCCGGCGTTGATGTTGAGGAGCTGTATCTCGGCGCCCGCGACTATGACCCTGAAAGCATTGCTATCGCTTTGGCGCAAGGTTTGCGTTCACTGCCTGCACCTGTTGTCAATGTCAACGTGCCAGAGGCTACGCCACGCACTCGCAACATTGAGCGTGATACTGACGGCAACATCACAAAGATTGTGGAGAACTAACTAATGGCACTTAATACAGGCGGCAAAAATGTCATGCTTGGTGGCCTTACCGCCGTGGCAACGCATCTGTCACTTCACACCGCTGACCCCGGCGCCACTGGCACCAGTGAAGTCAGCGGTTCACCCTACACGCGCGAGCTTGCCGGATGGGCTTCACCAAGTGGCGGCACCGCCGTCAACTCTGGCAGCATTGTCTTTGATGTACCAGCAGCAACAACAATCACACATCTTGGTTACTGGTCGGCAGGAACCGCCGGCACTTTCTACGGTTCACGCGCATTGGATACCAGTCAGACTTTTGCAACCGCTGGAACTTACACAATCACCGGCGGCAACCTGTCTGAATCTGTGGCGTAGTTCATGGCTGGGCTGTTCACTCTTGACAGCGCAAACCTTGGCCGTCTTGACACAGATGTTTTGGGTGGCCTAGGCACCGGCTTCATTGTTGGTGAGTCAACGAGCACCGGCCAAGTTGTAGGCACTCAAGGCTTCACAGGTTCGGCCTCAGGGTCGAGCACCACAAGTGGCAGCGTCGTTGGTTTGGTTGCTTTTGTTGGCAGTGTTGTTGGTTCAACGGTGTCAACGGGTTCGGTTGTTGGCGTTGAAGGCAACACCGGCATCATCACCGGGGTCAGTGTTTCCACTGGCAGTGCAGCTGGAACCCCTGAACTTGCCGGCAATGTTGACGGTGAAAATGATAGTCAAGGCAGCGCGAATGGATCGCCTGCATTTGATGGCAGCGTTGTTGGTGTTTCGGTTTCAACAGGTTCGGCAACAGGTTCACGCGATGGGCCACCGCCACCTGAGCCTGAGATTGTCACCGGTCATGCGCCGTTTATTCGTTCCGAACGACCACGGCGACCACAACCGAAACAACCGCAGCAACCGCAACCGACAAGGCACACAGGCGGCGCACAGGGCCGCACAAGAGCGCGGGCAACGATTGTTGGCACCTGTGGTTACACCGGCAAAGTCAGCGGCTTACAGACCACGACAGGACGTTGCGTTGGTGTGCGTTATCCCAGTGACGAACTGGTGGCGCGTTGGGTACGGCAAGCAATTGAACAGGAACTTTTGACATTGGAGTTGTTATGACCATGACCAACAGCATTGTGAGTTGCACGACTAGCGCGCAACTTGTAGCGCAGGCATCGGTCAATCCTCAATATGTGACTTTGCACAATATGAGCAAAACCGGCAATCATTATATTCATTACGGCA